TGACGTTACCCTCCAGGGTGGTTGTCTTACCATACAGCTCGGTATTCATGGTATTTTGTACGCCGAGTTCCGTATTGATACTCCGTGTCTGTCCCGGTCCTGCGTCGGTTTTGAGTAACACCTGTGCAGCATGTAAGTTGCTCCAGAAAAGAAGCACACAAACCCCTGCTATTAGTCTAGTTTTCAAAGTATGCTCCATCGCTGAAATATTGTTTGTCTATCCAGCCAAGAGTAGCCGGATCTGCTATGGTCGTCACCGTAAACGTATAATCCACCAATCCGATAGTCAGCACGGCAGTCTCTGGTGTGGCGTAGACATCGCTGGATGTTCTGGCTACCCTCACCGCCGTGGCTGTCCCCCATGTCCCGGAGATAGAGGTCAGTGGCTGCCAGATACCCGAGACTTTTAGCTGGTATTGCCCTCCTGCCGTGATGCTGATTGTATCAGTGGGCAGAGGTGTTGGTTTTGGGCTGAAGGCGCGGGATAGGGTGAAGGTGAAAATGTCCACTGTTTTGCTTCCGGGGGTTTTAGCCAAACCACTAGACGAAAATGCACCACCTAAAGGATTATGTAAAGATCTTACTAATGGTTTACTAAACATTACTCAAATCCTATTCCAAAGGCATTACCAACACTTTCTGGTTTAGCAATCCTATAAGTTCCACGAAAAGGAATACTTCTTCGATTATTATTAACATCTAAAACATAAGTCTCACCATCATAAACAAAGGCAGTCCAATCAGTATCAGTATCTACATCAGGACTTTCTACAGCAGGAATTTCAATAGCAACACTTTCTGCTACAACAACACCAACAATAGAAATCGATCCATTAAGATTTTGATTATCAATAATTAATACCTTATTTGCTGCAGCTGTTGTTGTTTCTATTAACGTTCTTGCCCTCATAATTTCTCCAAATAGCTTAACAAAATAATTATGTGATTTTACCTACGCGCCCGGAAGGGGAACAGCACCCCTTCTCGGTCGAGATCAGGGGATTCGTAAGTTGGTTTTAATAGCCTTAAATTAATTAATTTTACAAAGACTAGAAATCAACAAGGAACCATCAGGTTTAACAAAGACAACCCAATAATCATCAGCAGCAGCTGTAATAGTCAGCCCTAACAATCCAGCAGCAGTCGTAGTAAACAAACTCGGACCTGCACTACCTAGATTAGTCAGCGCACCATTAGTCAATACAGCAAGCGTCGTATCCGCCAAATCAGAAGTCAATCCAGTAGCAACCTCACTCAAATAAAGCAATCCAGAAACAGGAGCCGTAACAGCAGCACCATTAACATCTTTGAAAACAAATTGAACTGCACAGGAACCCATAGCAGGTGTAGCAGTAGTCGTAACAGAATTAAAAGCAGGAACTAACGAAACCCCACTAAAAGTTGGACCATTTTTACCAAATGAATATTTTCCCATTGTACCACCCTTTCCTTAGAGCAGCATCAGGAGATTGTCACCTCCTGATGCCAGTATTAAAATTAATTTCACGTGTTCATAAATGAACACACAGTTTAACTTACGCTGCTCCTGGAGAACCAAAAATCCCACGAGGATCAGACCAGCCAAAGCTGCCACGAAAGGTTGCCTTGAACTTAGCATTCTCAGTGTCAAAATCATTCTCCGTCCCAAACGCATCAGCCCGCCGTTCCATATACTTCAATCCATCAGGGCAATTCGTCCCAATAAACCAAGCATCAGCATCAGTCAGATAATGATTTACCTTAACACCCTTTGGAAACTTCTTAGAAGCTCTCAGTGCATTAATATCATTATTAGCAGATCCAGACTGACCAACAGACTCCAAAATCCGAAATGCATCAAACTCAAGTGCAGAAGGAATAATCAACTTCTCAGGCATAATCGCAATAGTCAACCCACGATCAGTCTTAAAGGCAGCAATATCAATACATGCTTGCTCAAGTGCAGCTTCATTCAAATCAGAAGCAGTTTCCAGCTCATTACGCCAAGTACCACCAGACTTATTCGGATGATCAGTAGCACAAAGTTCCTTACCATCAGAATTAGCTCCCATAGTATACGCAGCATTGAACGCACGATTAAGTACATTCGCACCAATCATTTCCTTGGTCTGCCGAATCGAGAAAGCTAACGCACTTGCCCGTCGCAAAGCAACCGTCACAGCAATACCATCCTCATACATCTCACGAGTAATGATAAAGCCCAACCCATAAGTCACATGAGTATAACGACTTACAAAGCCCTGCTCTTGCTCGTCATATGCAACGCCGGCACCTTCAGTCTTAACCGCAGCAAGACCAAAGCCAGTAACTCCAACCTCTTCTTCAAAAGCCTTTGTTGAACCCATCTTCTCAAAGATATCCAAATATTCAATCGGATATTCCTTATACTTCTGCCCAAACCAAGTCTTTACACCTGGCACCAAATCTTTAGCAAAATTGCTAGTAGTAATAATACCCATCAGTTAATCTCCTTATACGTCAGTTGAAATAGTAAGACCAAGCTCATGCTCACCAAAAAGAACTTCCCATTTAGCATAGTTCCCAAGCTCATTACCTTCTCGATCAACCAAACGTAAAATTCTGCAATTACCAGAAGTATCAGTAGCAGTATCACTAGAATCAAGTTCCATTGCAGACTTGCCAGTAGCCGTAGATCCAGTACCCACTACAAAATTAGTAGAAAGCCCCACCATAGCAGCAGTGATCGAGTTAGCATCACTATCTTCCTGAACTTCAAAAATAACCTGAGGATCATCAACCACAAAAGCATACATTGCAGTAGAGGCAGGACGATAAGCACGATTCGGTGTATCAGGATGTGTCATTACATAAGGATTATCACCAAAACCTACAACCACGCCACGAACAGCAGCACCAGCAGTACCTTGAGTAACCGTTGGAAACTTACCAGTTGTATCTGCAGAACCTGCACTTTTAACAGCATCGCCCTTAAAAACAGCAGTACCATCAGTTGCAGGGATATAATACGTATTTACTTTACCATTCCAGGGAGCACCATTCAAATGTTTGACTGGTTTAAACCCGAATGGAGTATCAAGATTTGCCATAATATAACTCCATTAATTTTTTAACAATTTATGAAATACTTACCTCACCGTTCAGGCCATCTCTACCAGGACTTTTTGAGTTCCTTCGAATCTCATTTTCAACCTGAGTAATTGCAGCCTGAGATGCTACTCTATCCTCATTGTAAATCTTTTCTGGAAGTTCCATCAGTACAGCGCGCTGACCACCACCAACATGAGGATTAACTAAACTTCCTAATGAGGAAGCCCGACCAATCTTCGGGTCACCAACTTGCACATGCTCATCAACAACATTCCAGCCAGCAGCTTTAAAATTCTCAACTCTATCACCCTTATCATTCACAAAACGGCGCACGAAACCATGCTTCTTCGGTGCAGTTAAAACATTTCTCGTACCTAGAGGAATTCTTTTTCTTGGCTGCTCACCATTACTACTTTCTGTTTTCTTTATTTGATCTATCATTTTTTACTCCCTTATATTTTTATTATATATTTAAACTTTAATCCATGCCCAACGTTGATTACATTTAATCTGAGATATTGTATTTGGCAAAACATTATATAATTCTGCTAATTTAATTGCTAATCCACGTCTAGGTTTATACTTTAGCATCCATTTAATTACTTTTACAGCTTCTTCATTTAATTTTTGAGCTCCCTGCCTATTTCTCTTTACCATATCTACAGAATTATCAGACATAAAACCTAGAATTAAATGTTTGGGATTTACACAAAGTGGATTATCACAAGTATGTCTGATAATTTTATCATCTGGAATTAGTCCATTAAATATAACATAAGATATTCTATGTGCTTGATAAGAACTACCTTTCCCCCTACCCCAACTAATAGTCCCATAATTATTACCTCGTTTTGCTCCCTGCCATTCCCAACATTGATCAATCATTTCAGGAGAATTATAATTTTCTGGTAGACAAGATAAAAACTTGGCCTTAAATTCTGGATACATTTTATATGTTCTTATATCAATTTCCATTACTTAACCCTCCTGCATTTTTGCAATGTCATTAATATATTGCTCTTCTGTCATAATGTTGCTTCTAACAAACTGATTCATAATCTGTATCTGATCAGAAGTCAAATCAGCCTTAGTAAATGATGCATTATTTCCTTTTGCAGAAGATCTTTCAACAGGACTTCGTGGTCCTATAGGAGACTTAATCACTTCAACAGGTTTTGTAGATTCAAATTTATCAGGAAAAACTTCCTGAACCTTATTCCGAACTAATGTATAAACTCGTTCAAGCGGAGCTCCTGCATATTGCTGAGCCACAGTATCAGCAAACTTGGCCATATCATCATCTTCCAAATACCACTGATTATCAACAATCCAGGCATCATACACAGGATTAACAGGAGTCTTATTTACCTGCTTATCAGGAGATTTTGGTGAATCAATATCTTTTTGTCTTTCTGCAATCTGCTGATCAAGCTCTTCGACCTTATCAACATCAGCTAACTCAATAGCTTCTTTACGTTCTTTCTTAAGAGATATAATTTCACTTTCAAGCTTTTTAACTTCTGCTTTATAAACACTTTCATTATGTGCTTTCAAGGCACTAACTGAACCATTAAGTGCTTCCAACTGTTCCTTAAGATCTTTATTATGCTGACTCATTGACTTCTGAATATCTTTCGACTTCAGAATGTATGTCTTTGCATCAACAGCATCTTCGCCCTGATGATCTTCACGCCAGCCTAACTGAGTAGCAAGCTCTTTAACCGGATCACTTTCAGCATCCTTAGTCTTAACACTTTGCTGAACCAAATCAGGGGATTTTTTAGTACTGGGCTTTTCAGGTGACTCTTTAGCACTTGCCAACCCCGAAAGATCAGCAACCATTTCTGACTCAGTCTTCGAAGGCTCTACAGGCTCGGCACTACTTATAATATCTTCAATAAAATCTTCTGCCATAATAACACCTATTTAAAAAAGTAATTTTGCAAGAATATCATTGTCATTAATCAATACATAAAACTCCCCATCTTGCCCTTTCATAGAAACACCAGCATATTTCGCATAGCTTACCTTGTCACCAATATCAGCCCATGCAAAACCATCATCAATATCAGCCCAGGCACCTGGACCAATAGCAACCAAAGTACCAATAGTTGCTGCTTGCTGTTCTTTATCACGAGTCTCTTGAGGTAAGAAAATTCCACCAGCTGTTTTCTCTTCTACCTTATCAGGATAGACCAGTAAATGCCCACCAGTAGGAATTATTCCAGATTGATTAATGTCAACTATCTCTTTCATAATATTACCCTTTTAAATAAATATTATTCTTCTTAGTAACCACTTTGGTCACTAACTTCATCTACTATTTCTTTATCAGCAAATGAAATGTTCAGCAGTTGATTCAAACCATCAAGTTGACCAACTGCCCTACTGGTAAAACCATGCGTTGCATCAGCATTTCCACCAATAGTATTTCCATAAGCCATTTGATCCTTAATATCTTCTACTTGTTTCTTAATCTCTGCAAAGATCTCTTTCGTCACTGGATGCTCTTTCCATTCTGCAAACTGTTCTGCAGTTATCATCATCCTTCTCCCTGGTTATTTGTCTCAAGTCCATACTCTCTTTTCAAAGTATTCTCTTTCAATCCATTAGGTGCTTTACCTAAACTCATTTGAGTTCGTCCAAGCTCAATTTGATTAGCAATAGATGCTTCTTCAAGATCAAGTTTTCTGGCATCATTCGAAATTCCTGCAACATCTTTCTGTTGTTTAACTTGACTTCCTGGAATATCAGCATAAATCTTTTCAGTTTCAGCCTTTAACTTTTCTACTTTTGCACTTAACTCTTCAATCTTAACTTGCATCTCTTGCATTACTAACTGCTCTTTCTGTGCACCTAGATCATCCTCTTTAAAGAATTTATCAATATCTTCAATGTCTAGTGCAAGCAAGTAACGTCTTAAAATCTCTTTATCATCAAGTCCTTGTCCACGAAGTTCCAGCAATGCTTTAGCTTTCATCAGCCGCTGCATCATTGTAGTCGCATTAGGATCACTAATTGGCTCAATATCAAAGTCCTGACTTGAAAAATCTGCCTGAACGATTGCTTGCTGATTATCAAGAACAGTTCCATACGTCATCTGATCAAGATAAAGAACATTCAGTCGTCGCAGCTTCTTAAACTCCTTATATTGTGCCCTGTGTATTCTCTTGTGAGTTGCAGAATAAACCTGCAAGCCTTGTTCAATCAGTGCAAGGACTGACTCTGCAGGGACATTTGCACCTGGAGAATTACCAGCCAGAATGTCTGTCATGCTAGCAAGTTCTTTACCTGCTTCAATCAGTAAACCAAGTAGCTGAAACAGTGTAGTACTTGGCTCTCTAATTGGCATCGGAAATACGTTCTTTCTTAAATCATCACCGATAACATCAACTGGCTTCCACTCACCAGACTTCAATTGAATCGACTTACCACGGCCAAGCTTTAAGCCACGGCCAAGGAATCCTGATTGACGATTGCTCAGTGTTCCTGCATCAATCAGTTGATTCAGCAGAGTATTGATAGCACTATTTGTACTCATCAGGAGACTGCCAAATCCCATACCATAAAAGCCACCATCAATGGCAGGCATGAAAAGATAACGAGTAAAATATTGTTCAGGCAGAATCTTGATTATATCTCCATCAGGATTCTGAACGCCCTGATCATTAGCTGTTCTGATAACTCCATCAGAGGCCCATCGAGGAGCTATTCGCACGAGCTTTTCTGTTTCTGCATGAATCGTGACTATGTATGGTTCTTGATAACTATCATTATCAAGATCATACCAGCGATGTTGTTCAAGAAAAAGATGTGGGGTTTCATCATCTACATCAGAAGTCTTATCTGAAGTTGCCTGACCAAGTTCAGCAATATTAAACTTAATAAACGTTCCTGAAGTTATTCGCTCAACTATCTCATTATGGTATAGATAAATCTTATGTGTTACTCGTGGTGCTCTTTCAAGAGATTCAGCAAAATAATTGACTACCAAGTCATCTGCAAAGACAAGCTC